CTAGTTGTGTCTGGTTCTACAAAATATTCTCTCATTGCAGAATTGACACCACGTTTTTGTGTAAAATAAATATAGTTACCTGCACCTGTTGGTGCAACTGCAGGATCGTGTTCAAATCTTGTTGATAAACTTATCGCTGTATCTGTTGGTGATAATCCAGTTGCTGGAGACTCAATCTTAAATTGAGCTCTATCAGAAAATAATAATAATTCTTCATTAAATGGTATGGCGTGTTTTAATATACTAACTTCGTTAGAAGTTGCCGCTAAGTCTACTGGATCTGTTGCTAATGCAGATGCTACAGTTGTTGCAAAGAAATTAAAATATGCGCCAGCTTCACTAAATATAATATTTTCATCTGCTAGTATTCCAAGTCTATTTTTATAAAATGTAATATTATTTATTGCAAAGTTTATAAAACTTGGATCTGGATTAGTATCATCATCTCCTGATTTTTTCTCGTCCCATGATACTTGTGAAAATGTAAAATTACCTGTTGCGGCGTCTCTTACTAATTTATGCGGCATTTTACTCGCATCAAGTTGAGTTTTAACACCTGGTCCAACAGTTTCTGTCCAGACACCATTACCACTAAAATTTACATAATAATCTGTATCTGATGTTCCTTCATCTCCAGATATTTTTATAATTGTACCAATACCTGCGTAATATGGTAGTTTAGTAAAATCGTTAACTTCGTCTCGTATAGAATACATTGCAGAGTCACCAGCACCATCTGATGTTGTTATTGTATATCCTGAGTTATTACCAGCAGGTCTTATATCTATTACTGAGTCATATCTAGTAACAGTAAAATTTGACATTGAATTTAAAGCAGTACCTGAAAAAGTACCTGGTGAACCACCAGATCCAGTTACAAGTATTTCTGCAATTTTTGCAGTATCTCTTAAAAAACCTTGAGTTGCGACATCGTCACCTGCAGGCATTTGAAAACTTGCAGTTCCACCACCACCATTTGGGTGTGTCAATGTAATGCTATAAGTTCTACCATAATTACTGGTTTTTACATAAACTAATGATTGTTCTACTTTTGCTGCACTAGTTGTAGAGCTCATCGCTGGTTTGATACTTTTATTAGCAACAAAAGTTGTATCTCCTACTGATACAAATTTAAAATCATCTTTTGGATTTGTTGTAGTCAAATAACTTGACCCACTAGAAATAGTTACAGTTTTCTCTGTTCCGTCGACTTCATACGCTTTTATACCACCATTATATGCTGCAATAAAGTATTGATTATTGCCATCTCTAATAAATGGATGAATAGCTGTATTTGTGGAAAATATTTGCGAAGATAAAAGATTACTCACATGTTCTAATGGTGGTCTTCTTGATAGACCATTTACAATAGATGATTGAGCATTTATCTGCGTTTCACCTTGAGTAAGGTTACGTTGTGTGGCATTCTGTTCAGAAATACCATTAACTAGATTTGGTATAGTCGTTGATATAACAGGCATTAGTAGTACCTTCGAGTTGACCCACGATACATAATACGATTAGATAAATCGTTTTCTAATATATTTAGTTTTTCGTTCGCAGCGTCTAATTGTTGACAAGCAATTCTTGCTTCTAATTCATCTTGAGCACTAAATCCTGCTAATTCTTTAGAACCTAAGTATCTTGCTTGAAACCTTCTGCCTGCTGTTGTTACAATATATCTTCTTGCAAACTGAGGTAACTCAGTAAAAGGTAACAATATAATCATATCTACTTTTAATGTATTAGAAAATATATCTGTATTTTTATCCTTATCGTATAAAAATGCATTTCTAATTATAACATTTTTTGTAGAATTATGAGGTCTTGTTGTGACCCATACAGCATTAGATGGCACAGGAATTTTATTATTCGAGTCTAGTGCAAGTGGAAAGTCTTCTTGTGTATTAAAATTCCAACCTTGTGTTTGTACATCTACACTAGTTTCATCTAAAATTTGTTTTGCAATAGCAACATCTGTACCAGTAGTCGATGTTATTGATGAGACCGGAGCTTCACCAATAATTGACAACATAGTATTAATTGCTTGCAATTCTGTTGTTAAAGTGATTTGAGTAGCCATTATTATTTAATTCCTAATTAAGTTAAACTAGGCGGTTCAGTCTCCCTCGCCGCCTAGTCCTTATAAGTATAAAGAAACTATTATGCTTCTTTAATTCCTACTGCTGCTTCTGGTCTTAATACACCATGTCCCATAGCGTATTTAGCAACCATTAATGTACCTTGTCTTCTGATATCATATTCTGACTCAACAGCCAAGTCCATTAACTTCACAGTTCCTACCGCAGATGGGTGGCAAATCAAAGCAACAAAGTTAGATAAGTCAACAGCTTGTGGAGTTGAACCACCTTGTGTTGCACTACCTGCGTCTGCGCCTGAAGTGACGTTAGAAGATACAAAGTGAGGTACTGGTATTAAATCAATTCCTGCTATTCTTTGTACTCTACCTTCTGCAATCGAACCATTACCACTGAAGTCAACGTTGATTGCGTTTGTTGCATTAGCTAGCTTGTAATATTCTTCTGTTCTTAAGAAGCATTTTCTGCCTTCTTTTGGAACATAATTATCATCAAGCGCTTTAGCTGCTGAAAACAACTCATCAATCATCGCGTTAGCTGCAGTTGCGTCTGTTGCTGAAGCAATGTTTGTATTTGTTAATACAGTTCCTGCTGGGTAATTTGTATCACCAACATTTGCTGTAGTAGTTTTTGCTGCTTGACCAATAGTCTGTAAGATATGCTTATCTTTTTGGAAAGCTAATGCTCTTCCAATCTCTGAAGAATAAGCGCCTCTCACGTCATAATGGTTTTTAGCTTCTTCAATATTTGATAAGAATACTGAAGATATTAAAAGATCATTAATTGTAATGACCTTCTCGTTGTGGTTTACATCTGAACCAGTGATCTCAGTTCCTGGTGTATGGTATGCCGCTGAAATTCGGCCCATCACTGGGAATTGTGCTGACTTACCTGATGCGATTGCTCTCACCATGTCAGCTCCCTCTGTTGCTGATGCTCTTTCGAACGAAGTTAATACTTCGCCAGCGAACACTTTAAGAAACAGAGCGTCTTCTGAACCACCGGCATTGACTTTACCCACACTTACTGGGCTTGCGTTTGCCATAGTTTTCTCCTTTGACGTTATTGTTAATTAAAGCCATCACATGCATAAGTTCACAGCCAGATTGTCTTCCGCAGAAGGTCTTTAGTTATTTTAATTATGTTAAGGCAGTTGCTTCCTAAATAGGAAACACAACTATGATTTTTTATGACGATTAGCAAAGGCACGTGCAGATGATGCATTTCTAAATCCCCACTTACGCAAAGCTAACGCTTTACGAGTAGGACGGCCTTTGCTGTCTTTCATTGGTCCTTTCATTCCACCAAATCGTGCTGCAAAAGAAACTCTTCTAGGATTAGTTCCTTTTTTAACTGGTGCTTTTAAACCAAATTTTTTTCGTCCTTTAGCATTAAGCCCACCTGATGGGCTTTGATACTTTTTTGCTACCATCTACTTTTTCTTTTTCTTCTTTTTAGGAAAACCTGCTTTCATATTTGCATAAGCAGATTTTGAAATTGTAGATTTAGATTTAGGTCTTGATATACCAAGTCTTTTTCGTCTATTTATATTGGCATACAATCCACGTTTTTTAGCCGGCATTATCTTTTAGCCTTTTTTATTTTCTTTTGCAATGACATTGGCAAAGTTTTTTGCTTTTTAGTCAACGCTTTTTTAGGTCTACCTTTTTTAGAACCGTATGTTCCTTT